TTTAATTCATTATTACTAATAGACCGAAAAACCGACTTTCGGGTTTTCGGGGCTTCGGTTTTCGGTTTTTCGGTTGCATCCGTAAACCCGCCTTTCGGTTCTTCGGATACTACCCATTCTTTCCCGGTAAAAACACCTTGATCGTTGTGGGTAGTTACAAGTTCTGCGTATCCAAAAACTGCAAGCTCTGACATGCAATCTTGAACGGCATTTCTTCCCTCCTTGCCTTTTCCCCAAATATCAACCACGTTTACTTTCCATCCGTTAGGTTTTGAAAGCAAATACCCCATGATGCCCTTTGACCTCCACGATAACCGCGGGTCTTCAAATACCCGCTTGTCTATTTGCACATACGAGTTTTCTCTCTTTTTTACGTGAACGACTGCCATAGGTAAAAATAAAAAGCCCTTTAAAAACTGCTTTCGAGCGCCCGGCGGCGGCAACAGGCACACACCCGTTTCTCGAAAGCAACCTTTAAAGGGCTGCGTAAAAAATTAGTTTCTTTGTTCGCCGTGTGTGCGGCACTAATAAACCGGGGTTCCACGCCCGGCGGTCAACTGTTTGACTATGCAAATATACACTATGTTTTGATATTGCAAGGACTATTTTTATCCGGAGCCGTCGCCGTAGCCGTCGCCGGAGCCGTCGCCGGAGCCGGAGCCGTCGCCGTAGCCGGAGCCGTAGCCGGAGCCGGAGCCGTCGCCGGAGCCGTCGCCGGAGCCGTCGCCGGAGCCGGAGCCGTCGCCGGAGCCGTAGCCGGAGCCGTAGCCGGAGCCGTAGCCGGAGCCGTCGCCGTAGCCGTAGCCGTAATTGATTACATCTTCCATACTGGTATGTTGTTTAAATTGTTTAAGGCTTGTTCGCTAATCGGTAGAATTTCAATACAGTTTACAATTATCTGCTCTGGTATCATCACCGTAAAGCGGCAATTGTCTGGAGACTTAACGCCTTCAAGTGCCATTTGCGATAGGCTTGCCGCGCCTGACCACTGGTGAACGCGGCGGGCGTTGTGCAGCTTTACGACAGTTCCGGCTAGCGTATGCTCAATGCTATTCAGGTAGCCGTAAAATACGCCAGCAGCATAGGAGCGAATGATTACCGCACTCTCCCCGTCTACTTCTTTTGCGGGGCAGTACACGGTGCTTTTTTTGACGTATTCAACGCCTTCGATTGTGATTGTGTCTTTCATGTTTTTATGAATTTTTAAAGTGAAATTATTTTTGTGATGACTTAAGAACCGCCGCCCAAATTTGAACGACACGTTTGCCGCCTGTCGGCTTTGATGTATTCCAGTGAACCATACCGTACTCCAGGCCGTCAACAAAAAATCCGTCCAGGTCTTTCAATTCTTTCATCGCCCGGCTTGCAGCGCTTTTCTGCGATAGTTCAGGTTGCCCTAAATTTTGCGCGTTTTCAGAAATCTTGCTTATCCATACAAATCGGCCCGCTTTTGTTTCCTGAACTGCGAAACGGGCTACCGATTGCCGCTGAGTATCGCGCCCGGTGTGGGCGTTGAAAGCTGCGATTGAGGTGTAGGTGACGGCTGTTTTCATACTCGTTTCCAAAAATGAAGGGTTCTTTCGCTGTTTTGATTGATGCCATTAACACACCAAATTTTGCCTTGCCCTAAATAATGAAGTTTCAAACTCTTAAATTTAGAATACGCGTTTTCGTCTGAATCACAAAGGTCGTATTCATGTTCAATGCCAGATATTAGGCAGGTTTTTACGGTTTCTGATTTTGATTCTAAAGTATTCATTGGTCTTCATTTTTTACCTTTCCTCTGAATTTTGCGTTTGATGCGCCCTTTTCACGGATGAGGGTTAGTGGTTCAAATCTTGATCCTGTCAGGTCTTCAATTGCAGCAACAATCATTAATAGGCTGGAAAGTTTAGGCTCTCGCGTTTTGGATAACCGCGTGCTGATCGAAGCGCGCGAAACGCCCAATTTGTAGGCTATCGCCGCTTTGTCAATGTCGTGCCTTTCGATGAAGTCGTACAGGTCGGAAATAATACGATCTGTGATGATTGTTGCGTGACTAGCAATTTGTTTTGGCGTTCGTGCTGCCATATTTTTGATGTGTTTGAGTTTAAAAAAGCGCCTGTTAAGGTCAAAGGCGCGCACCTCCCAAAGCCGGGTTCGCTATGTCATTTCAGGACGTTAATGCCCTGTGGATTGTATTCTGATCGTAGCCAAAAGTCTTGCGATTGATCCCACACACTACTGTCGAAAAAACTTTCCTCAATCAACGCTTTGAACTGTTCGCAGTACTCGCCCATTTCAAGCGCCGATTTTTCAAGGTGGTTTTTGTCAAATAAATGCGCCGACGTTTCGCCGTTCCCATCGACCGCCAAAATATAGCAGTCATGTCCGTATCCCAAAGCCGTATCGTAACAGAACGCTTGCCAGTACATTTTTCGCCCCATGATCGTGTACTTTGCAGCCTTTAGCGTAGCGTCCGGCATGTTTTTGATGTCGCAAATCATATTGCGACCAAAACCGTCAACGCGCCCTTTGAATTTTATCCCACAAAAGTCGAACGAAATAGGGTGTTCCACTTCCGTAATTTGGTCAATAACCCACCGGGTAGCCCGGTTTTTAATCAACATTCTCGCCCGCATTTCGGCGGCATCGTTTACGGCACCGGGCAAGATTGTAATGCCCGGGTGCAGGACGTGGCCTGATTCGCTGACCTTCATTGTGTGCAGCTTTACCGCCGCTATCAGGTCATCAATTTTTGGAACAACGTAGTTACCAACTTTGTTTTGTGGCAACGTGTCGCCCGTTAAGTCCATGTAAATTGCCGCCCATGTATTTTTGCCTTCGCTTGTGGCCGCGTTCACCGTTGGCGCTATGTAGTAACGATCTGCAAACGTGTCAGGCTCCAACACTTTGCAGTGTACCGCCTCTCCTAAGATCATGGCTTTGGTTGTGGCGCGTTCTTTCAGCTTGTACGCAATGAACGCGCGCGGAGAAACAGAAAACGCGCTAAGACTTGAGTATGACAGTGAAAAGTCGCCCGACTGTAATTTATCAATAAGAGCGTCCTTTTCTTCCTGTTTCGGCTCAATGTAACCCTCGTCATCAAATAGCAGGTACGGGTTTTGCTCATCCATTTTTCGCGGCTGTTTCGAGCGCCAAACGGCGTTCAGTGAAGATTGCTTTTATTTCAGGTGACGCTTTCCAGGTCGCTGGAATTTCGACTTTCCAGAAAGTACTAAGCGCGTCAACGTCAGAAAGTTTGGAACACACGCCCGTCACCACCATGATAATAAACTCTTTGCGCTTAATAAGTTCGGACGCCTTGAATTGTCGCCAGTAGTCAAGCGCCTGTTTTGTGTCCATTGCCGCTATTTGGTCGGTGAGGTCGGCAAGTTTTTCTGCCATCGCCGCCGCTTCTTCTTCTGTCATCACAACCGTAGTATCTACATGCGGGGCGGTAACAGGTCTTGCAGATACCTGCTTATCCTCAAACGCGCCCATTTCTTCTTCGATGTGAACGCCCGCAAGTTCATCAGGAAAACCTTTTTTCAACGCAAAGCCTTCCGCACATTTGGCGATCATTTGGAAAGGCATCGTTTGCCATTTCTGCTGACCTGTCGAAAATTCAGCAAATACGCATGTGTGAGTGAACGCGCAACTTTTACCAGATACAACCTTGTAGATGGTCACCGTTGCCGTGGTTGGTAGTTGTCGGTTGGCCAATAATTCAGCGGCGGTTTTGTAGCCGCCTTCACGATCAAGATTGAATCGAACATCATCGGTTCCAGCGTGCAGCCCGGTGCGAGATGCAAGGGAGCGGTAACCATCAATGCCAACTATCACCGTGTACTTAGCGCCGTCTTTGGTATTGTACCGGGTCAGATACGCCTGTTTTGAGAAAGGCGATAATGATTTTTCGGCGCATAGGCGGGCAAAGATTGCTACCTGTGCTTTGTCGCTGTTTGGGGGAATAACGCCCGCCAATTCAAGCGTTTTTAGGTCGTCATCCGACAATGATCTTTTTGCAATTTCAGAACTCATTTTGTCGCAAATTTTTGGTTAGTGTTAAAAAATGTCCTCGCAATCTTCGCCGTCGTAACTTTCAAAAGCGGCGGCCTCAATTTCTTCCATTTCGGTTTCCGAAAAATCTGATTCAAAAAATACCTCGCCGCCGATTACCATTGTGGCCGTTAAGAATTGAAACTCGTCCGGTTCGTCCGGCTCTGCGAAGCGGTCAAAACCTTGGCGCGTTCCTGGCCTTCCGGGGTGAATTACGCCGGTAATGTGGTACTCTATTTCCGATCCTGGATTTGACCATGTGAAGCTGATATTGCGTTTCATAAAACCCGCTTATTTTATGTCGTTCACGGGTTCGACTTTTCTTAACGATAACACTTCTTGTGTGAATGATAGGACAAAGATAAGCCGTGTTTATTACGCTACAAAATATTTGCGCGTAATATTTGTATTTATTTTCAATCATTAACAAAAGGTGCGTTTAAGGCACAAAAAAGCCGCTCACGCATTACGCGGAACGGCTCCCTTCTTACCCCAAGAAAACTTCTTTAATATTGTGGCACTGACTTACAGGAAGCAGTGATCTATTCAAAAGAATAGGGCGCACTGATCTTTACCAACGCGCCCTCTCCGTACCGTATAATAATCTCAGTGAAAAGTTTGTGATTCAAATGTACGGGGCGTTTTTGAAATGCGCAACACCTTTAACATTTGAAGCTGCGATAAATTTTTTAACCGCTTCGCTGGAGGGCTTAGGCTTGTACCCCGTTGCTTGACTTGTCCAAAGTCCGCATGTCTCAAATTGGCCGCCGTCAGCGGCCCCGTAGTCATCGTGTGCCGTGAATATAAATACCGCGTCAACGCCAGCCGCTTGGTACGCTTTCAGACTTTCGGTAATTATTTCGGCTTGAAAATCCTCGTGCGACTTACCAACGCCATTTGCTAAAATCATAGATGGAGCAAGCGTATCCGCGCCCATTTCTGTTATCCAAACCTTTTTCCCTGCGAAGTTTGCGCCGTAGACAATGTTCCGAACGGAAACAAAATTTTCGTCATCAGCAGGTAGACAAGCGCCGTTATCTTTCCACTGCGGTGGGTACTGCTTAAGTTTGTTTCCGGTGTTGGAATAATGGTGATAGTTTATAATATCGCAAGGCCATTTGCCGTCTTTCCGGTTCTTTGAAAACCAATCACCCATTTTTGAGGCGTAGTCAAAGGCGAAGTCAGACAACCCTGGCATTACTACAACCATCGAATGGTCAGCGGTTTTTATCCCTACGCCAGCGCCTAAAGATCCTTCTTGGCCATCGTAACACGCCGACATCATAGCCGCGGTTTCTTCCGGCTCAAAATACGCTTCCGTTCCTTTTAGCCAAAATTTGTCAGGTTCGTTCCAAGGCTCAATATATTCCAACAATCCAAGGCCGGTTTTTTTCTCATTCTGAATATCGCCCGACCATCGTGGCGTTGTGTCAACTTTGAGAACGTTATCAGGGTGAAGCACCCTGCCATATCGGGCGGCAACCTGGAATAAAAAAGCGGCGTAGTCTTTATAACTTTTTGGGTCATCTCGTTTAGCGCCTGCCGGGATTGGTGCATAGTCATTGTTTCCATCGCCCCGGCCTGTTGGCCGATACCATTCAGGACATTGGTGAACGCACAATATCGGCGTTACCCCGTTGGCTTTGGCTGACAAAAGCATATCATCAATGCCGTGCGCCTCCTGCGTTTCTGCTTGAAACATGGGCTGGATGAATAAGCCGCCTGGCCTCCATATCCAACCGCTTGCGCAATAAACCCTTGCCCACTTCATGCCTATGCTACTAAACAGCTTCATGGGTGTCCATGGGAAAGCGTTTGCGCCTACTTTGAATCCGGTAGATGGGGTTGGTGGCGGCGGCGGGTCAATTATAATGGGGCCATCTTCGCCTATTTTTTCGAGTGAAAAATCAATCGTTTGGCCAAATGCTGATAATCGGTATTTTGTCATGGTGTTTTAATTTGATGAAAATTGCAGGTAAACCCTCCATGCGGATCGTCCTTCAAAGCAAGTATATTTCCGTTCAAATCCCTGGAATAAATGGTAGCGTGTCAGCGCCCGGACTTTCTTAGGAAAGCACTTGGTGAATTTAAGGTTTAGGGTGCAAAATGCGTTCATTGTATCTCAATTTTGAAGTAAGTTGGAACATGCAAGAACCCGTCTGCATTTACACTGAAATCAAATTTGTATTCTGCCATAATTCAAATAATAAGCGCCCACACTGTCAGGTGTGAGCGCGTGAGTAGTATCCTTTCAAGACATTACTTTGCAAATGTAGGCGGTAATTTTCATACCGTTACTGAAAGTTCGATCTTCGCAATGATTTTTGAAGCCTCCGCCGCCACATCTTCAATGCTCCATTTTTCCTCCTTACTGCCGCGCTTTGGATAGGCGATGCTTAGCAGTAATTCCAGCATGTCTGGCGCGTTGGCGATTATTGCAGCAACATCATTACGCTGTTTTTCTGGCAAGTCGCCGGGTCTGTGAGGGCAAACTGTTTCGGCTACTTGTGTGTAGAATCCATTTCCTCGATCCCAGACAACCTCTATTTGCGCCGGGCTATGCCCTATTTTTCTTTGCGCAATCCATTTCATTTTTTCCATGTTCTTGCGCGTTACAGCCGCGCCCCTGGTTTCGGTGTGGTTATTTATTTTAGGTTTGAAATTGTCACTCCAAATTTTCTAACTGAAATCATTGATAGCGCTTGCATTCGTGGGCGCATTGAATCGCTCCAATTTGCCTCCATTCTGTCTCTTTCTGCAATAATTTCGTTTTTATCTTGAAATAAGAATGCTGGCTTGGTTTCGATTGCGTTTTTCATGATCTTGAATTTTAGTTTTTTACTGCGTTCGCTTAATTGATAGGTCAAAGATAAGCCGTGTTTATTACGTAACCAAATATTTGCGCGTAATATTTGTATTTGTTTTCGAGCGTTAACAAAGTGCGCGTTTAAGGCATCAATAAGGCACAAAAAAAGCCCGGCAAGTTTGCACACGCCGGACAATATCAAACCAAAACCAAATGTTATTTTTTACACGATAATCGCGTGAATCTTCATTGAGGCGGCGGCACATTCCTTCGCCATGAACCCGTATTTTTGCCCTTTCAGCTTTCCGTTCACGATAAGCCGCGCCCCCATCCAATCGGCTTTTGTATCGCTGAAATAGTGCCGTAGCGCTTTCCCGGTGAACAGACCGCCTACCATTCCTTTGACCAATATTTTAGCTCCTACGGCGGGTAGTAGTGCAAGGTCTGGTTTCCCAACCAAGTCAATACCTAATAGGTCGCCAAACTTTCGGTAATTACTCTCCCATGTCAATTGAGAATACCCTCGACCGTAGTACCCGGTATTCCAGTACCGCTGCTGCAAATCCCATACCATAGAGCCCTTTTTGGCGCGTATTTCCGGGATGCTTTTGAATCGGCACTCATTGAAGCATGTGCCTAGTATGTAGGCTACCATGCGGGAATCAGTAACGCCAGCGGCATCACATTCGGCGGTAATGAAACGAACGGCATCGCCTTGTGCTACGGTCATCGTAGTGCGTAGCGCCTTGCACATCGCCGCAAGCATGGTATCTGTTACTTTTTCTCTGAACATCGCTTCAAAGTTACGTGAAAATAAAAGCCCGCGCAACTTTTTAGGTCACGCGGGAAAACATGAAAATAAGACAAACCTAAACCCTACGAAGGAACTACCGCCCGGCGGTCTTTCAACCAGCGAACGAACGTCGGCACAATGGTTGTGAAAAACAGACCGCCTAAGCTGATCCAATCTTTTGTTTGCACCGCGCCAATAATTTGCTCCAGCGTTCCATCTGGCAACACAAACCCCGTCAACGCAAGCAGCGCAAGTACGATGTTGCCCAACGCAATCCAGGTAAGGGTACTTGAAAAGACAGTATTGATACTGAATTTCAAGCCAGACTTGAAAGCGTTGTAAATCGGGAAAATCACGGATGAAATAACCACCCCAATAATGGCGTAAATTCCGGACGTTGAAAGGGTTGTTTCAATGTCACCCGCCAAAATTTCCACTGGCGTAGGAAATTGAACGCCTGTAACGGCAAAAATTGTGAGAACCCCCACGATGATCGAATACAGAAAGCCGGGGCTGCTGGCGTCAAATACTTGTTTTTTCTTACTCATTGTTATTATTGTTTTGATGTGAATTGATCTCAAAATTAAACGGTTTCCCGCCTGTGCTGTCACGGTACGGGCCTATCCAAATTTCACGCTCCGGCCTAACCTCAATCACGCGCCGATTTTTGGGGGCATACACGATACCGCGAATAGCAACCGATAGACTGCCACTCTTTGCCTCTACGGCTTCAATTTTCGCGTTCAGAGCGTCTATCTTATCGGGCGCGTCGGATTGCGCCACCTCGTTAGATGCTGTGCGCCTGTCCGTATCAATAGGCCGCGTAGTACATAGCGAAAAGGCACAAAAGAATAATGCAACCCACGCGAAGCGGTCAAGTGTTGGTAATGTCATCGTTTTTTTAATTTTTCAAGCATTTTGAAATTTTCAAGTTGCTCCCTTGCAAGCCTGTCCACCTTCGCCGTGGCGCTATCAATTCTCGCTTCCTGCCTGTCTAACTTTGATTGATAGTACAGCTCTTTTTCGTGGCATGACTTTTCGGCTAATTCAACACGGTCGTCACAACTTTTATCGCGCTCACCCAACCTTAACCACATAGCGCCAACCCCTGCAACCATTGAGACAATAAGGTACGGTAACAGGTCTTTAACCCCCGGCAATCTGGAAAGTGTCATATTTGAAATTGTAGGGGGATTTGGTGAAGCGTTTGGATTAAATCAAAATCGGTTTAGGCGATGACCTTTTTGCCTGACAGTTCCGCAAGACGGCCACGGAATTGCTTTTCTGCGTTAAACTCTACCGTCAATCTTTCGGGTGCGTCGTATGGGTTGCCATCTGGATCAATGCCGCTACGGGCTGGAATTTCATGCACCTGGAAACTACCAAAGTTTTCAATGGTGGCATAGCCGTGTAGCGCGGTCTGCTCTGCAAGGATTCTGAATGCTGTTTTTACAATTTCGGAAACCACGTTAAGTGGTTCTCCAACTTCTGCGAGTGTGAGTTGAATAAGCTCGCTACGGTCGAAATGTCCTTCAATTACTGGCATGATTTGCTTGTTTTTTAATTGTGATTGTTGAAAATGTTGATTCCATGTTTTTGAT